AGAATCCCACAATGGTTCATCTAAAGTATCTGCATTTCGTATGAGATCAGCGGTGAGAATAGTCTGAACGAATCCAGACTTCGGCCACCATCCAATAGCGTTACGGACGTAATCAATAGCATTCTCGTCTCCGTAACATTGTTTAAGCATCTCTGCTTGTTTCTTCCGATCCATCAAGAATGGGAACGGAGGAGGTTCATTAGGAGGAGCGTCAAAGTTAGGGGACTTACATCCGTTATAGAACAAGCAAACGCCAGTCTCCGTATCCCACTTCATTAGGTCTGGATTAACCGAATCGAAGTTAGAATATCCTTTTGGCATACACCATCTTGTATGCGGGTTGTCACCAGCAGATGGGTTTCCGATACCTATAAAGACTGCATCGTTGTTGGAAGAAAGGTTGACCCTAGCGGTCAGCGATCCCATTTCCATTTCCGGCAACTCGTCAAGAGCAAGACGAATTCGATCATTCTTACGACCGCGAGTAGTATCAATCGCCTTCTGTCCTTCGTTACCAGACTGGAAAGCGAGAGCTTTGATAGCATTTCTATAATCTTTTTCTTCATCACCTGTGCCACCGCCCCAAACAATCATGTGGCGATAGTCAATCAAGTTACCATATTTCTGTGCAGCAGACTTGTAAAGCTTAGAAATAATACCCCAAATACGATCTTCAGAAGCACCAAGTGTAGTAGTAGCAACCCACGATGACGTGCAATGCGGGGCTGAACACCAATCAAGATATACCCATAACCCAACTGGATACGATTTACCCATCGATGCAGCTCCAGCAAGAACAGTATCATCGTTCATACACAACTCCTCAAGTGTACGAAGAATCTGAGTATTTGTGTATCCTCTGCTTTCGAGAACAACTTCAGTAGGCCATTGGAGTCTTACTGCTTTTAAAAAATGTTCGTAAGGAGAAAGAAGTTTGAACTCTGAAATATCAATATTATTTTTGATGCAGTATGTCTTCCCATAGTTCCCTCTGGTGATAGCGTAACAGTATAGTTCAATAGCGAGATCATCCATGTTTTCTGGGAATGAGATGCCGTATTTCTGTATTCCTTTTCCTCTTGACATATTCTCATAATGCAATAAATTTTTATTCACGCAAGATGAAATTAAAAGACAACAAACGTGCGCCTGTCGGTGGCTGGTACTATAAATACACTATTAAGAGGGGTAATCTCACATTTCCAGCTACTGTCTATGGCGAATCGCTCGACAAGTTGATTGCGAACACAAAGAAAGATATGTTGTCAAACTCGTATCACGTTCCAGAAGATTTGGCATGGCAGGTTGAAGATCAAATCTGCCAGCGTCAGCCGGGAGATAGGTGCTGGTATGAACCTGCATTGGGAGATACAATCGCTAGTGTGATTCATGGTGCAGCAAAATTAACTGACAAAGTTTTAGGAACAAAGCTTGAACATCGTGCAAGAGGGTGTAGTTCTTGTAACAAACGTAGAGCAGCACTTAACAAATTATCGTAAACGATAAACTATTATGATCTCAATTGGAAACGAAAACTTCACACTTCGCACATTAGGACCAGATGGCGAGCCTCCAGAAACACGCATTGCCAGCGCGAATCACGCTTGGAATATCGCAAACAATCTTAAACTTGCAAACGTAGGCCGCGAGAATAAACGCATCCGAATTTACAAATCATACAAACGCTTTCCCCCTACTGGATACAGCAGGCTTGCCGAAAAGAAGCTGCCTTGGCAATCAGACGTTAACTGGGGTCAAATGGCATTCATCGTGGATAATCAAAAATCAAGTTATTACGATGTGATTACGGAACGGCAAGCTTGCTGTTCCATAACAACCAAATTTGGAAACGAAAAAGAACGCTTAGTTAACTCTGAAAACCTTTCAATTGCCTTCGATCACGCGATCCGCGAGTGGCCCGGATACCTTTACAATACAGAACAAGACCTTGAAGAGATGCTTCTTTACGGAAAAGGGATTGGTATGTGGCCGTCAAATGTTGGATGGATGCCAGAACACGTGTTCCTTTCCGACCTGCTTTTCCCAGATGACATCCGCATCGACTTTTCTAACCTTGAGGAGTTTGCCCGAAGAGTAAGACTTACACCATATCAGTTGTACAAAAAGATTGAGAATCGCAGTGCCGCTGAAGATATGGGCTGGAACGTAGACGCAACGATTGACGCTATTCGATTCCACAAAGCATTTAACCAGCACAATAAAACACGCGAGGATTTCTTCCGCACAATTAGTGAAGCTGGATTTAATTGGTCACTTTCTGTAAACGAGAAGATCGACCTATATGAAGTGTACTGGCGCGAGTTCGATGGAAGCATCAGTAAGTGCATTATACTTCAAGATTACACCCCAATCAGCCAGTATCTTAACAAATATGTCAAAGGATCAGAAAAGATCGATGACATGACAGTTCGCGAGAATCATGGATTTATGATGCTCAAAGTAGGCCAGTTTAAGGATTGGTCGGAAATGATGTATATGTTGACTGATTCAGTAGGGTCTGGATTGTTCCATGATATCAAGAGCCAAGCTGAAGAAGCATTCGTCGCTTGCCGTCAGTATGACTTTACGATGAACGGACTCGTTGACGCAGTACGTCTCAACTCCATGCTACTCATTGAGGGTCAAGGTCCAGACGCAACTAAGATGCTCAAGCAGATGGAGTGGTTGCCAATTAGCGTAATGCCAGATGGCGCAAAGTTTACTCAGAATCGATTCCAGTTGCCAGTTGCAGAGGGACTTGGATTCATGCAGTACTTCATGGGAGATCTTTATCGCGGACTTGGACAATACCGAATTGACGCGCCAACAGCAGGAGGAAAACAGCGCACAAAAGGTGAAGCTGAATTGAACGCTGCCGAAAGCGCAAAACTTTCTGGAACTCAAATTCGTCGCTTTAATGAGTGCGAAACATTATACTTCCGAGAATTATATCGTAGGTTCGTATCTTCAACATCTAACGACGATGGGCATGAGTACGTTAAAAAGTTTTACTCTAAGTTAGAAGAACTTGGAACTCCAAAAGAAGCGGCATCGATGAAGAATGTAACTTCGATCCGTTCAAACCTTATCAACGGAGCAGGTAGCCCATCGTTCAAACTTATCACAGCAGAGAAGCTATTGCAGATCACAGCAATCACTCCAGCAAACGAAGGTCAAGAGAACGCAGTTAAAGACGCAATCGCGGCACTTGCTGGCAGGGATAACGTAGTTCGCTATCGCAATACTAAGTCACCAAAAGTAAGCGAAGCCAAACGTGTAATCGGATTTGAAAATGCTGGAATGACTGACGCATTCGTTAACCCAGCAAACTTCCCAGTATTACCAACTGATCCGCATATCGAACACGCAACTGGTCACTTGCAGGATATGATGATGCAGATTCAGTCGAGTATGCAATCTATCCAAGCTGGTCAACCAGATATTGATGAACTCGGATTGGTTGTTCGTTCTATCCAATTCAAAGGCGGTCACATCATGGCTCACGTTGAGTTCATTGCAAAAGACCCATCGAAGAAAGACTTCCTCAAGCAGTTTATGGGTGGAATGCAACAAGCTCAAAAAGCCGCAGACGAAATTGGTGCTGTTTACCAAGAACTTGCACAAAGCGAACAAGGCAAACAATCCTCCGAAGAAGAACTCAAACTTCAATACCTCACTGCTAAATCTGGCATCGAAATTGATACCAAGCAGAAGCTTGCCGATATCTCCATTGGCAAGGCGGCAGTCAGTCACGCACAACGCACAGAGCAACGCAAGGAACAGGGCATTACCCAACTTGCACTGCAAAAGGCTAAAGCTCGCGCCGAAATTCAGAAGGAGAAATCCAAGAAAGCAGCAATGCAGGGCAACGCTCCAGAGATGGAAGAAGAAGAGCCAGAGGAAATGGAGACTGAAACCGAAGAGGTTGAGACTCCAGAAGTAACTGAAGAAGTTGAGATGGAGAATAAAATCACACCAATGCAACAATGAATACAGACAAAATAAAACAACTATGCGCTTCCATTGTGAAGCATGATGACTGGGACAGGCTGCAAGCTCACTTGCTTATGGTATCTGCTCCAAGTTCTGGAATCGACACACTACGTAATGCACTAAGCCATATTCACTTCATTGGCGAAAATGCAGATGGTGAATTTAAAAAAATCAAATCTTCCCCCAAAACACAACAACCAGAATCAAACATCGACCCAGACCTAAACGAATCATAATATGGCAACAACTGAAGAAATCATCAGCGACCTAAAATCTAAACCACAAGTTCC